TGAATACCGCGGTATATGAATAGACTGCTTTAGCCTCTCTGCTAATGTAATATCATTATGTAGCTGCCATTTTTCAGCAGTAACCTCATTTTCAATCGAAGGATTAATCTGTCGCAAATAATAAGAGTCAAACTCCCTATTGAGTTGAAAATCAATATTTGGAAATATATCAGGTATGTATTTTATTTGTATTTGCATTAGCTGTATTTTATTGTAACATTGCCTTTTCTTTTTTGTCTAATCTTTCCGTTTGAGTCCCTTGTAACTTGTTCGTTATTAGCCATTTTAGACAAAAATAATGTATGCTTTTGCATCTCATTAAGCTGTCTGTCGTCCTCTATAAATCTATCAGTATAATATCTGTTTATGTTTTCTGGCATAAAATTAGATGCTGCGATACTTCTGTACAATTCCGCGGCAATTGGCAATTCGGAATTGCTGATACCTTTAAGCGATTCATTAATTTGAGTCGGGACAATACGTTCGCCTCTATTCACCCACGCATTGATGGTATCAGTTCCCCGCGGCGCTGTCGGGTCGTCCACATACTCAGTACCCTTTGCGAATCTTTGGCTGCTGATTGTGGCAACCTCGGCAGCTCCCTGTGCAGCAACCAATGCCGCTAAAATCAGATTCAAAGGGAATTTATTTTCTAAAGCCTTCGTTACAGCAACGGCAGTATTTATTATCGCCTCGCCAATTGCGACCCCTTGTTGTAATTTTGCAGACTTTCTGCGTTCCTCGCGCAATTCTTTTTCTCTTTGCCGTTCTGCTTCGAGTTCGGCCTCAATTTGTTCTAATTGTTCGAAAGAATAAGCTGCTCCGGCATCTTGCTTGACTTGAATAGATTCCAACACAGTCTGCAATCGCTCCTCGTCTTTTTCAATTAACTCATTAATCCTGTCAAGTTCGGTATCATACGCTGCTGTGCGATTGCTTAATATCTGGTCGAATGAATCCACAACAAACGCGGCTAAATCTGTTGCGGCTGTTTTTACGCGTCCAATTTCTTCTTCGGTCAATCCTGATATTTGAGCTATTGCAGTAGTATCCGTGTCAATTTCAACACCCGGGCCACCACCAAGCCCATGACTCCAATCTTGCAATACTTCGTTTGCTGACTCATCACTTGAGGCGGTTAATTTTGCAAAAAGATTTTGATATTCAATTTCGAGAGCTAATATGGTATTGCGGATTCCTTCTACTTGCACCTGTGTTAAGTCTGTAGAATTTCTCTCGACAAAGTCCAAAAGCTCTATTTGCTGCTGAATTTGGAACGCTTTCTTCTCGGCCTCTATAAATTTGACCGCTTTACCTTCTTTCTCTCTCTGTAAAAGTCTTTGTTCAAAAAGAGCGGCCTCGAGTTCTTGTTGCTCTCGAAATTGATTTAATGCGCTATCGGTTACAACACCATCTCTTTTCTTTGTCCTGTTTTTTGCTTCTTCGGTCTGTACACTTATAAATTCTCTGTATTTTTCGATTAATCCCTCCAAAGCGCCTTCGCTGAGCTTGCTGCCGGCCATAAAATTTATATTCAGGTCGGAAAGCTTTATATTTACTTTGTCAAGCAATCCGCCGTCTTCGCCCATTTCTTCTAATTCATCGTTTGTATTCTCAAGAAAGTTTAGAAATTCATATGTTTCAGCCTCTGACAGCGATGTTATAAAGTTTGAGACTTCCTCGGAAACTGATTTCAAAGCATTTACTATTGATTCAGTTGTTAGTCTAAACTCTGAAAGTCCTGCTATTGAGTCATATAATCCACTTAACCAATCACTAAAAGCGACTGTATTTTCGGCTATTGCAATTTTTAAGTCAAGCATTAAAATCTTTGTGCGCGTCCAAAGGCTGTCAGATTTGGTGAGATTTGCATTAATTCTCTCTGTGATTTGATTATATTCAAGCTGTCTTTTTGTTAATTCACTTGCTGAGTCTGCGTTTTCCTGCATGCTCAAATCTACTCTATGTAGCATTTTCAAATACTCAATTCCGGCATCCTCTCCATCACCTCCGAATACATCTGCAATTATCGTTTGTGTTTCTTTAGCGGTTAATTGTTGCGTATCCAGAGCTTCAGAAACCAACTGAATAGCCTCAAAACTTCTACCGCTTTCAATGAACATGTTAATTTGCTGACGTGTAAATTCGTCAAGCGGTTTTAAAGCATCCTCTGTCGCAGCTGTCATTTCTCGCAACCTTATGCCACCCTCTTTAATTGCGCCAACACCCTTGTCCGAATATATTCCCTCGCGTACCATCAGATTAGTAATAGCCATAAACTCCTCAGCGCTTGCACCTGTATCTCTGAACTGTACCGGATATTCGCGAAGTATCGACATAAATTCACCGCTTGCATTTGAACCTGCCAAAAATCCGTCTCTAATCATTTCGAGGGCGTCCGCCACATCAATATTGTATGTTTTAGCGAGTGCCCGTGCCGAGTCCATTATCTCCGTATTCGATACATTGAAAGTCTTTGAGATAGCTTGCACTTGCGCGGTGCTTTCATATAACACATCACCCGTAAGACCAAATGATTGTCTCAGATTCTCATTAACCTTCATTGATTCATTGTAAGCCTCATTAAGTTTTCTAAATTGATTTGTTAATAGTTGTACGGCCCCGGCAACGCCTCCCGCAATCCCGAGTGTCCCCATTAATCCCTGAAATGCTGATTTGTAGTTGCCTACGTTTCTCTGAAAGCGGCCTATACTTGCATCAGAATCCTTTAATTTTTTATTGTAATCTGCTATCTGTACCGTTAATTTGTTATATTCTGCCCGCTGTGCTTTAGTCTGTACGACCATATTAGCACGTTTTTTTGCAAGCAAAGAAGCTAAACGGCTTAATTCTTTATCTGAAAGTATTCTTTTTTGCTGTAACCGCTGTAATTCCTGCATTTCAAGCTTATACTTTGCCTCTTCTCTCGCGGCTTTTCTAATAGAATTAGCAAGTTGTTTTTCGGCTTGGTCGCGTTCCTGAATCGCTCTGTTATATTTGTCAGCCTCTTTATTCGCAGTCTTTAAAAGTCTTTGACCTCTTTTCTGTTCTGCCGTTCTGCTTTTTTCAATGTTTGTTACAGCTTTTAGTTTTGCCTCGAGCTGACTAATTTTTTTTGTATAAACTTCGGTTTGTTTGGATATATTGGCAATGACATTTGCATCCTTCCCGGTGCCGGTTGCCCCCATTTTTCTCAATGAAGCATCCATCTTTTCAATTTGCGCTTGCATTTTTGAAAGGCCTTCCTGTACGGACTTGTCGAATATGTCTTGAAATTTATACTTTGCCATGTTTTTTGCTGTGTCTTATTTTTTCTTCCGCAATATTAATTAGCTCGTGATATTCATTCACTGTTATAGTCTTGCTGTCATGTGTCATACCGGTAATCTGATTAAGCTGCATCACATCTTTTATATAATTCGATTCCGATTTGCTTTTGCAGTCAAGATTTGAAAGGTTAAATATTTTTTGTCGCGCATTAATCCATTCAATACTTTGCCCGCCTAAATCGCTATAAAGAATCTCATTCAGCGGCTTTATTTTGTCAATTTTTACTTTTGATTTCTCAAAAAAAACGTTCACAAAAAGATTAAGTTCGGCCACATCATCTGCTGCAATATCCTTTGCAAGTTTCCGATATTGCACAAAGTAATGAAACTTTTCATCCTTCATTTTGTGCAACCATTCCGGAACGTCTGAATTAAATGCGTTCGCCCAAATCTTCTCATAATTTTCCACAAAAGTATAAAGCGGAATCTTATAGTTATCAAACTTGCTGTCTAATTCAGTAAGCTAGTCATTCAACAGTGATTCGGCTTTATCGTATAGTATTTTTTCTTTCGGTTGTCCTTGCAAATCATTATACAAATTGATTGCTTTTTTTATTCTTAATTTTGAATTTTCAAGTGTAAATCGGCCCCAACTCAGAGACAAAGACAAATTAACTTTCTTTAGACTCTCAATAAGCTTTGAATATGTCTGTTGCGCTTCGGGTAATAACTTTTCATCAATAACGCCATCTTTGAACATATAAGACCAATTCGGAGAACCCTTTGAAATTGAGTCATTAAGTTTGTTCCACGCCCGAAGCGGGAAAAAGTCTAAATCTTTATATAAAATTGCGTTTGACATTATCCATTGCGCTGTTTAAGATTATTTTGAACTCATCATTTGAAAGGCCCGTAATTTCTTCATAAAATTCATCCGGGAAGTAAGTAGTAAGGAAATTTTCTGCAATACTTTCTCCGTCTTCTTTGATTATGTTAGCTTTTATTTCAATTGCCAACTTTTCCCTTTCGACTTTGAAACTTCTGTATAAATCGCCTGTGTCTTTGAGTGTTACCCTATCTAAAGGCTGATTGTCGGCACGTTTGAAAAGCATAGTTCTGTCGGAGTACGCTATATTTCCCTGCTGCTTAGCCTTATCAGTCCTTAGCTTCTGTCCGTTTGCTGTCTTTCCGCTTTGATACAGCCTTTTTTGAATCAGTCTTATTATCAGATTTTCCACTTTTTTCTGAAAAATCAGATTCATTAACCTTTCCGGAGTCACTTTTTTTGATATTTCCGCGAACGTTGGCATGTTTTCCTGTTAAGTTTTCGTATTCTTTTTTCGATAATCCTAACATCAAAGCCTCAGAAAAGCTAAGGTTGTCAGTATTTACCATTACTTTTTTATCTTTATATTGAATTTCCTTAATCATGCTGTTGTGTTTTAAAAAAAAGGCGAGCTAAACTCGCCCTTTTTAGATTAAACTGCTGTTGTTGAATTTGAAATTGTAATTTCGTAGTTTTCGCCGCTCGTGCTCGGTGCAACCAAGCCAATAACGATTGCTCCTGTTACCTCAGCAGCAGCAAATTCAGCCGTTACAACTCCATTTGCCTGAGTAATTCCGGTTGGCGTGATTGTCGTTCCGTCTGCCGTGAACGTGTAATTTGACAGAGTCACATCAGATATGATGCAGCCGCCGCACGTTTTAGGCGTGAAAACAACAGTGTCTGCGGTATCGCTTGCGGTAATATCATTAAGATAAACCTCTTTGATACCTTCGAGTTCGTCAACGTCAAAGTCAGGTTTGATAAACCATTGATTTTCTTGATAAAAATCGTCTCGAATTGAAATTGTCAACATGACTTTCCCGAATCCGTTGTCGCTCGTGGCCTCCATGCCGACAGCATGAATGAACATCTTAATCGGCGCGAAATTTCCGTCTGTGTCTTGTTTTCCGCAAATGAAATTTCCTTTTGAAATGAAAAAGCCTTCAACTTCAACACCTCGTCCAAGCGATTTCAACAGAGACCGTTTCCCGCAATCACTGACATACTTAGTCAGAGTGTGCGTGGCTTCTGTATAATCGTAAGGAATATCACCATACACGGAAGGAGCAGAAAGGACTTCGGGCTCTCCGATTTCTTGTTGCTCAGTTCGTTTAATTAGCATAACGCGCCCGTCATTAATATCCTTTTGTAACAAGGCGACCCATGTGGCTTTCAACTTGGCGGCTGATTCCAACATAGGCGTAATTGATGAAGCGCTGAACATGATGCCTGTAAAGACACCGGGAGCATCTAAAGCTCCTACTTCTGCGTTTGTTATCGTTTTACAGCTCATTTTTTAAAATTTAGCATTGTGATAAATAAAAATAATTTAATTGGTAATTCAATTCGATTACATCTGTGCTTTCCTCAATTTTGCTTTTGAAATCATCATTTTGACCCTCAAAGGGTATCTCTGTCTTCGTATACTGAGAAGAAACAATCCCTTTAGTGGTCTCAATAGCTCTTTCCAAATCCTTTACAATTCGTCTTAAATAAACAAATACATCCTCGTATCTGTCTATATTCTTAACGTTCGTATCAGTCCTATGAAGGATAGCCATACGTACATTTGCACTGTACATGCTTTCATCTTGTCTGTCCTCTTCAATATTCGAGAAGCAAACAAGCAAAGGCAGTTTCTTAGCCTGTGAAAGTGCATCGTAATGCAATCGTATATCTAATTCCTCAGCTAATTGATAATTACTGAAATAGTAATTGAGATAGTTTGACGCGGTTCCAAACTCAGCCGGGATCGAAATCCCGGCCGTGGTTTGGATAGTGATATATTCGTCTTCAACAGATTCAATAATATAAGTCCCGTCAAATCCTGTCGTATCTGCAATGACTACGCTTGAATGCGCTCGCATTCGGGTAGTATCGCAATACACAGAATAAGTGCCGGCCGACTCAGTTATGTTTGTAATGTCGACTGATTTCGGTACGGATTCAAATGCGGACTTCAAAATCTGTATAAGGCTCATATCTTATGCATGTAATCGATTTGCCGAATCACTAAATCCGGGTAATCTGTTTCGTTGTCAAGTAAAAATCGTTCAACAGTGGGATAGTAACCGTCTCGGTAATTGTACCCAAATGTCAAATTTACCATTCTGTTCCAAGACTCAATCACCCTATTAGCCGGATATGCATATTTGCCGTTCTTGAACTCACGAGAAATATATCCGAGGGGCACCGGGTCGCTCAGGAACTCATCTTGAATAAATTTGAATGCGTACATTGCCAATGGTGCTTTTATCCCTGCGTACTTATAATCCACACCGCCGGCAGTGTAATTTTTGCCGCTTATGAAGCTGACCCACTCAGCATTTGAAGGACTTGCTTCTAACTTATCATATTCAAGTCGACCCAAAATCCTTTGCAAAAAATCACTCTGAGCAAACGCAATCACTTCTGAAACACGTTGCTGTACAGCCTCATCGTTTGCAATGATTTTGTAAGGCGCTTTAAAGTCTGATACGGTGATTAGATTATCCATTTTTTACTTGTCTTTGTTCTTAACCTTTCGGCCATCCACTTTTTTTGCGGTGCCGAGTTTCTTTGCTTCTAATCTCTTGGCATCGTCATCGCTCATTACGATTCCTTTGCCTGTCAAGAAGCCTCTTTTTTTATCTGTAATTTTTGGAATGAAAATTGTCATGTCTTTCAAATTTTAAGATTAAGCTCCGTCTATTACTGTTTGTAAAGCTGCGAGGTCAGCGATAGATGACTCAGCGGCAACAGCCACTTTGTAATCTGCTAAACTGGCAGCACTTGTACCGGTTACGCCTGCGGCAACTAACAAGTTAATTGTCAGTTTGCTTGCATCAGAATTGGTAGCCATACCTTGAATAAGGGTCAATGAAGCGGCAGCGCCTTTCAATATTGCCTCAGCAGCATCAAAAGAATCGTAAACAAAAGCATTATAATCAACAGTTTTAATCCGCTTAGCATAACGCAGCGAGCCGGTCATGGTAAGCAAATCATTCTGTACATCCGTTGCATTTTGTTCCCACAATCGCAGTTCGATTTCTCTTTTGAAACGTTTCCCGATTTTGGTAATGTCAGCAACCTCAAAGTAACCTTCCGCTACATCTGTTGTTTCTGAAATAGTAATACCTTTTACTACCATTCCGTTCGGCATCATAAACGGGGGGAATACATAGTTGCCATCTGAATCTTTCTTGATGTCCTGTTCCGCGACATCAACAGGATTCATGTAGATTTTGTTCGGCATCCATTTTGTTTTTCCGGAGCTCACTATTTGGGCAATCGTTACGCGAATAACATCCCAAATTGTAGGTGCTGATTCAGTGATACCATTTGCATCGAACTCAGCAGCAACAGACTGAATGTAAGTAGAAAGGTCATCGTTCAATGACTCAAGCAATAATTCGTCCAAAAGTTCATTAACTGCCATTTGGAACTCGTTCCAGTCTTCGACCATTTCGCGGGTCATTTTTGTGTAGTTGCCGATTTTCTCAACATCAGCCTCTTTTTTGCTGAAAGCAACCTCTACCGAACCAAATGCACCGGCTTCCGCAATAGATGTATTGGTTCCGTCTGTAATCGTTCCGCGCTCAATCCATGTCCATTTGTCCTTGTTCGGAGAAATGGGAGCCAATGTGGGCACATCATTCACAAACGTAAGCGGCGTGCGGGGTGCTTTTGCTGCTCCGGGTTCTTGGTCGTCTTGTAAGAAAGGGTAATTAGTTGAACCTGACCAAGTTGCAGAAGTCAAGGGCAGCGCCTTAATTCTTAACGACATGTCCTTCAAATCCGGGTTTTTCTCAAACTTAGACTTAATAGTTTCGTGTGCCTCTTTCAAAGCGAAATGAAATCCTCCCTCTTTGCCTTCTGCATCTTTAGGAGTTTTCTTTAATCCCTCTAAAACATCATTGAATTGTTTCAATGTGGCCTCAAGATCTAAGTCGTTTATTTTTGCTTTGAGCTCTTCAAATTCTTCTTTACTGATTAAACCTTTTGTTTCTTTGATTAATTCTGCTTTTAAATCTTCGATTTGCTTATCTCGCATAGCCTGTTTTGATTCATTGAGCTCTTTGATATAAATCTGATAATCCTCATCGGATAATTTTTTCAGCTCACCTTCAGTCAGTTCCTGTGTGAACTTTCCGCCTTTAATCCATACAATAGGAGCAACAGCGGCCAATGCTAATCCGGTTTCAAAATCAAAGATACTTCCAAAAGCCATAATACCCGCAACAAGCAGGATTAATGCGAAAAGTATCTTGAATCTTTTCCAGAATTTAATTTTTGCGTTTTTCATTTTAAATAATTTTGATTGTTAATAAATTTGCGTTAAAATACTTCTTCGAAATGCTTTTTTCTGTGCTTCCGCCAAATGAGATTCTTTCGGAGTACATTTCGCGGATTCGGGAGAATAAGCCAATTCGCTAATCATTTGCTGAATTTGCAAATATTGTTTTTCAAAAATATGTTTGTTTTTAATTCCTGATTTTGCTGCTTCAATTAATGCCCCTAATTTTGTTTGCAAATTTTGAAGCTGTATATTTTTATTTGATGATTTTCCGCTTAAAAACGGAGTCAATCTGTTTGCTCCAAATGACACGGTAGACCATTCGAACCAATTAATTTCTTTCACATCCCAGCCGAAACCTACTCTTTCAGCATCCTCCGGATTTATCAAGTCTCTCAAAAAGTTTTCCCAGCTCTCAGAACCTTCCTCGATATACTCAATGTCTTTATATTGAAATCCAATCGAATGCTGATTGTAAATACCCTCATTGTACTTAATAAGAGTTTCCTCGCCGTCTGAGGCTTCTGATAATTTGCTTTTTGCAACTAATGCAAGCACTGATTTGCTGCTGCCGTCATAGTTTATGGTTACATTTTCTTCTGATTCATATATAGATTTGCCCGGTAACTTTGTCAAATCGTGAAAAAGAGCATGCAATATTTTGTCATTTGCTTGAGAGCTTGCCCCCCTGTTGTTGATTGAACGCAATGCACATCCTTTTCGCAGTACATCGAAATCAGAGTCGAAGTAATTATATGTGTTCACAACGGCTGTTATTTCACGGCTGCTGCTATCAACTTCCTTATAAGTTGCAAGGTTTGATTTCACCTGAAACGGTATATTTAATTTGTCTGCTTTTCTCATTGTATTAATATATTAGCATCCTCTTCCGGATATTCGTTTATAATCAAAAAATGAATTGCCGCATCTCTGCTTATGTTACCTGCTGCGACTTCTTTATTTAATTCGATAATGTACTTTGATTCTGTTAATGTGCTTGCGGTCTTTTCTGATTCTGTCTTTGAAAAAATATCTAAGTGAGAATAATCGGTATAAAACCGTTCACTCGGATAGTATCTTGCAAAAAAATAATTTGTCAATGTTTCGTCAATGACAGAAGCAAGCGGCATAATCAATTCAGTAAAGAACGATTGACGAGCTAATTTGTAATTGTCGTATTTTTTCCCCTCTGTCGAATTTAGCAGTATGGCATCAAATCCTAATACGTCCGCAATCGTTTCCTTTATGATTCGCTTTTGTACATCTAATGCCAAATCCTTAACCTTAGCTGAGACTTCTACGTAATCCACGTTCGCAGGGCTTATCCGCAATCTCCTTTGCCCTTTTTTCAGGCCATAGCTTTCAAACTCTTTTTCGAGTAGCGCTCTTTCCTCAGGAGTCAAAGGCACTGTGCCAACATCGTCTGTCTGCCGATTCGAGATAAAGCCCTGCACACCGCCCTCATTTGCCAATGCGGTCATTATTTCATAGAGTGCAGGCGTTACCTCCAGCGCGTTCCTTAGCGAATCTAAAGGACTTTGAAAAGTCAAAGTATAATTGTCAATTGAATAATTTGTGTCATTCGTGAAAAGGATTAAGCTATCAATGTCTTCATAAATAGTTTTCTTTCCGCTGTCATTATCGTATTCAACACGCTCAATCAAATCGGAAAGCTCTGTAAGTTCTACCGAACCGGAATATTTTTTGACTTTCGTTTTGATTGTGCATTTGTTCGGGTCAAGTAAAGTAAGGGTTTTAGTTTGATTTACGATTGAAGGGCTATAAGCATAGACAAAGCAATACCCGTAAGCAGCAAGGTATTCGGAGAGATTCATCCTAAATACTCTATGCGTTGCAACCGCGTTTGGTTTCTTGAATAACTTTGAGTATCTATTTTCGATTATGTCTTCGTCTCTTTTTACTCCGAACTTACCGGAGACATAGGCCCGGCCGATATAATTAAGAATCCCGGCAAGTTCCGGGACTTCCGATATTGGATTATCAATGTATTCATCGTCCGAATAGTTTTTGAATCCAAGCTCGCGCATAAAGCTGTTGAAATTTGTCAGCTGTGCGCCTTTTTGATTGATTTGAGCCTGTATTTTGCTTATCTTGCTTTCAAGCTCACTGTATTTCTTTTCGCTTACGAGTCCGAACATTAAGCATAGTTTTATGCAATGATACGGATAATTTTTTAGAATTTATGGAAATTGTCTAAAAAAAATATATTACCATCTTTTTTTCGATTGAATTACGTAGCGAATTGCGGCCAATCCGTCTGGTTCGTGTCCGTCCGGTTCCGGGATTATTTTTCCGTTTGCGTCGACTTTGAAAAACCAAGACTCAATCCCTTTCTTTATATTGATGCTTCTTTTTGTGATGAAAAGATTATACCCGCGTGTGTCTCGAATGCCGTTTATAATACTATTTTTCCCCTTCTTCACGCCCGTTACATTATATCCGTTTTTGCGCATGTCAAGCAATGATGTTCGGCTTGCACTGTCCCCTATTATTCTCTGGCCTTGCGGGTGTTTCACTTCGATAAGTTTGTCAACAACAGACATCCGTTCTGCTCCTTCAATTTTTTCAGGCATCAAATTATTTTCACAGAAAACCTCGTCTGCGTATAAGTTTGCACCGTCCACATATAAATCTACTAAAATGGTCGGGTCTGGTGATATTCCGAAATCCATGCCCGATGGTATTCGTATTGCGGTGTCCGGTATCTTGTCTATAAATTCATAGGAATATATACGCCGCTCAGAGTAATACCCGGTTTGCCCTAATCCGTAAACTCTAAACCATTCATCATTATCTCTGCGTGATTCAATATAATCAACTTCTGACTGCGGGCACATCTCATTATCCAGATATGTTACAATTATCTGTTCAGAAAGTGTATTGCCTTCACTATCTGTAAGTTTAGGCACTTGCGTATGCGCCCAAAATTCAAAATCCGGGTTATAATCAATATACACATCTTCATGCGTTCTGCCTATATAAGTGCTTGCAACTTCCCATCCAATTTTATTTGCCTCATTTATGTACAGAATGTCGCGCCGCTTTGATTTCCCGGCCGTTTTCTTTGTATCTGATATGTACCTGAATTGAATTACAGATTTTCCTATCTTTAAATCTTTATCTGTCTTGTTATATGATTTATCAAAGTCAAGTCCGGCAGCGGTGAATATATTTCTGAAATCAGATATAGCCCCGTCCTTTAGGTTGTCGTAGGTGTCGGTCATGACAGTGATTAACCGTTTTTTCTCTGTCGCCTTCTTGATAAGTATTTGCGCGATTGAAACATTTTTCCCCGCGCCCTGTCCTCCCTGAATGACTTTTATTTTTTTCTTAAGTCGCTTTATTTTGTAATATGTAGAGGTATAGTATATCATTCATCGGGGAATTGCTTTGAAACATTTTTGAACTCAATGATTTGCTTCTGGTTTTGGTCTAATTCCATTCTTTCAATATATCCGCGTTTTCGGGCTTTTGTCTTCAAATAGAATATTGTAGCGGCCGTATTTCCTTCTCTAATTTGCTTATAAAGCTGACTTTCAACAAAATCCAATGCAACCTCTGATACGGCATCTACTTTATTTTTGAAATCATTATCAGTGTTATAATACTTGTAGAAAGTTTGACGGCTACAATTACAATCTTTACACGCATCCGTAACAACGCCTAAGCTCTTTTCTAGTGCCTTAATTAAGTTGTTTTTTAACGTGTCAGATTTTGTCACTTTCCCCATAGCTTAAAAATTAAACTGAATACGCAAATTTACTGATTATTTTTGCAAATACTTTCTAATTTATCAAATACATCATTTGCGGCTGATTTTAACCGCTTTATTTCATCATCATTTTGTGGCTCCCTTCGCTCCCACATTATGGTTTCATCTAATGCTTCCTCTGTCCAGTAACTCGGCAATATTCTCATTTCACCGATTACGTTCGAGACCTTAACTATATCGTATTTTGATTTTTTTATATTCGTCAGGTCTTCATTATAATCACAAAGCCACATCATACTTTTTTGGCT